AGGTGAAATTCTTTTTTCACGGCCAGTTTTTCTATCAAGAGTCCAACCTTTGCCCTTTTTAGAAGAAACTTTGACTCTTTGTCTTTTGCCGCCTCTAATTCGGTTTTTAACTACTACTGCTTCTTCAAGCTCTTCATCGTGAAATTCTGCAAATGATAACATTTTTAATTTCCTTTTTTTTAATCTTCCGAATCCAATAAGTCTTCGTCTTCTTCGACCTCTTCATCATCAAATTCTTCTTCATCGTCAAATACACCGTCTGATAGGTCTTTTTTATATGTATTTAGTAAGTCACTAATTTTACCGTTTATAGCACTTTCTATAGATCTTCCAGCATCAATCGAATTTCCCAATACTGCATTGTCTACAATATCCAAATATATGTCTTTATCGCTCATTTTATATTCCTTTTCATGTTCTATTTATATTACCGGCCGAAACCGCCGCCATCTTCGTCCTCATCTGGTTTGAATATAGGATCTTTCTTTTCAGCAGTAATTTCTTTTTTCATTGCGTTGACTTCATCTTCGGTAAACTTTAACAAATTTGTCATAATCCATTTATTTGAATAATATTTACCTACATAATCTGTCATATTAGACAGTAAATCAATTCTAAAACTAATCATTTCGGAATTTTTGATTTCTGCATAATAAGAATCTTGAGTGAAATCAAAAATTAATTTTTGGGAAATGTCGTCCCAATCATCTATAGAAATTATACCTTTCAATATGAGTTGTTTTTTCAACAAATCATAAAATAAATCATTGAATTGATTTCTAAGTCGTATAATAAATTTATTAAACTTCATTTCATCTCTTGAAATTTCTGTAGCCCTACCAAGTTGCATACCGGCATCTTGTTCTAACCTAGAAATGGGTACATTTAACGACTTGTATAATTTCTTTTGAAAGTATATAACATCGTCCATTTCGCCCAGATTTGATCCGCCTGGCAAAGTTTCAATCTCTGTACCCCTACCACCTTCACGGCGTGGAAACCAGAAATCTTCTAACATAGACATGTGCCGTCTATCGTCCTTTACTTCACCTGTGCTTGCATCATATGCGACTTTATTTTTATACTTATTCATAATGTCGCCGATATACTGTTCAGCCTTGAGTTTCGGGAGGTTTCCGACATCAATATAAAATACTCTGCGTTCAGGTGCGCGTGTCCATCTGTATATCACGACAGAATCTTCTACCATTTTAAGTTGATTGAGGGATTTGATTGCTTTATGCAAATGTCCAATGACATGATTTTTTCGACTATCTTTCAAGCCAGAAGTTACATGTGCAATTGCATCTATCGAAATTGGAATACCGGACTGCTTATCTACAGTTCCTAATCCCTTTTCGTTGTAAAGATAAAATTCTTTGACACCTTTAACAAGATTATTTTTATTTTTATCCATGCCTTTTTCGACATGTTTAACTTTTTTAATTCTTCTTGGATCGATTTTTCTTAATTCTTTGATGCCATCTTTGGGTTTGTTTTGATCGATAATGATATGATAGTAAATCCTACCATCTACATACCAGCTTTTGAAAATATCATATCCATTTCTATTGAAATTCAATAGACTCAACACAGAATTGAATTCGTCTACTACTTTTTTCTTAATCGGTTCTGATAAATCTAAATTTTTTGTGAGAAGTTTTACTGGAGCATCATCAGCTTCGTTGACAATAGCTTCTGAAACAATATCATCAATCGCAATTTCAACTTCTGGATTGATAGACATATCTCTATATCTGTCAATAAGTTCAGAATCACTTTTTGCACCACCATCTAAATCCAATGATGTCGAATAAAAATTACTAGAAACTGTAAGGTTGCCATCGTCATTCGCACTCTCAGCGGGCACGAATGACTTTAGCTCTTTAGTTTCTTCATTAGTTTTTAAAAGGGTAAACCCAAATAATTTAACTTCCATACTATATCCTGTCTATCAGACTATTAGCTAACGCCGATTTGGGCGTTCGCGTCTTGGTGTTGCCAATAATCATAAGCAAATGTCACTGTAAATTCTTCAATAGAGTCGTTAGTATCCCAACCAAGTTCGATTGTGCTGATTTCTGTGGGGAAAAGTCCCATGAATTTATACTCTGCAATCGGCAACGCAGTTGAAGATTTTCCAAAATGTTGGACAATAGCTTCAGCTTTATAACTTTGAGCAGGAGCTCCCAAATCATTTCCTACATGAGAATTTATTGTTTCCATCCATTTTTCTAATGCATTTCTAATTCCAAAATTTTCTCTATTGAAAATGGTAACAGTCCAAGGTTCGAATGTTCTATTGCCGGCAACTCTAATTTGTCTACCGAAATATGGAACGTCAACCTGTGCGATAGTCGCAGAAGGGATTTGCGCTGCTTTTACTTCAAATTGTCCGCCGTTAGGAATTACTATTCCATTCGGAGCCGTAATCATAACAGAGAAAAGATTCGGACGAGCACCCCCGTCCGAAAAGTTTGATTTAAATGTGTCTACATTAAATGCCATTTTTGTTTATCTCCTAATTGTTTATTTTTATTTATATTAAACTACACCAACGATTTCATCAAAACTTACACCTGTGCGTACTGCAACAAAGTTGAGTTGGATAAAGTTGATAGAACGTGCTGGTTGAATGAAGATATCGCCGACAAATTGATTGGAATCAATGACATTCGTTGTGTTATTTGTACTATCACAAACTACTTTAAAGTCATAAATACCACGTCTACCTTTAATGTCCCGTAAGAATGGTTCAATCAATGATGTAAACTGTGCGCGTGTAAATTCATCGTTAAATTCAAACAATGTGAATTTTGCAGCAGTTGCAATAGATTTTTCAAGAACAATAAACAATCTTCTGACATTGATTCTATCAAAAGCAGATGGTTTCATTGTAAATGTTTTATCGCCGAAAAGAACAGTACCTTGTCCAGCAAAATTGACTACTGGATTGATTGCATCTTTATATAGAGCATCGCGAGCACTCTTAGTCTGTTCCATCATAGTTTTTACAACACCTTTGTAGACACCACGATTGAAACCGGCAGGAGAGAACCATGCATCCCTGTCAACTTCACTTCTTACCATCAAACCTGCTGTATCGCCATTGAAAGGTACATATCTGAATTTGTTGTTATACTTATCAGACATATATTTGTAGTTAGAGTCTGCAAATGCATAATTACTCTTCGCCACTGTACCATAGAAAGTTCTAGTGTGTGTAGTTCCACCAGCGGATTTATCTGAAAGTACAACAGACTCAGTTGGAGAAATACATGCGATACAGTCTTTTCTAGTCGCAGCAATATTAATGATATGATTTACCATGCCAGCTGGACTTTCTGAAAGATCAGCACTTTCACCTTGCATCAAAAACGAAACATCCACAGTTTCGGTGTCGGAATATAGAGTAAACCCAGATTCAAAATTGCCTTGCTGTGGCGCCTGACCATCATATCCATTTCCGAATGGCCGAGAAATATATACTTCCGAACCATCAGCTGTAGATGCAACTTGATTTAATTTTGCAAAATCGCGTTTGATAGAGCCTGGGGTTAAACTAAGATTTGATCCCCAATCCATACCTGATGTTTGTGGGTGGTTTACACAGAAAACATAATTGGAATATGTATTAATATAATCTACATAATAAATATTTTGACCTTCGCTACTTGTTCCGTTTCCTGCTTTAGACAAGTTTTCTAAAATTTCTACGGTCGTTACAATTCCATCTGAATTTACTTCTGTTACAATCAAACTAAGTCCTTGACTTATTGTTTCCTCGCCAATTTGAGTTTCAGCAGGGTCTATTGTTCCATCATTTGCTCTTGGTTTGCCAGACAATCCAGAAGCGATAGATGGTTCTTCAGTAACAAATGTATCGTATGAAGATTCATCTATCAAATATACATGTAAATTATTAGCCCAATTTCCCGGCGATCTAGCAACAAATTCATGTCCTGTCAAATTCATACCAGATGTAGAACTTGCAAACAAATTAGAATCGCCAAAAGCATCTGAATTTTTCATCAATACTTGAGCAGAATCATAAGTAAAACTATTTGTCAATTTACTGCTTACCGTGATAAGCACTGTGTCGGCAGTTTTTGGTT